CGCTGGAAGGAAACTCTGGCTGGACGTTCGTTATCGAGAACGCAACCATTCAGGCACACGAGCCCGACGAGGGCAATATCATTGACGTAACACCAACAGAGGTAGAGTAATGTCAACAGGCGCAAGTAAAGAGAAGCAGACTACTGACAGTAAGCAGGTAGGCGGTGGTAACCTCGTGGGCAAGGCTCCGAGCGCTCCCATCATCAAGCCAGATACTTTCAGCAGCAAGGGATTCACTCCTGATAACCAGACGACTTCCCGTGGTAAGGGCAAGGCGTAATGGCTAAGAAGCGTAAGGACGACGTGCAGACTTCAGGTACTAAGGACCTGACGCTCAAGTCCGCGCTTAAGCGGCTGGGTGGCCGTCGTAGACGTGTTGATGACGCAGTGAATGCTGCGCAAGGACGGAAGCGTCATGGCCAGAGCACAGACTCGTCCCAGTAAGCTAGGGTACTTTGCCCTAGTCCGCAGACTGCGGTATAAGATGCCCCGGCCACTGCGGTACTCGGCCCTAAGCATCAGGAAGCATCAGAGCAGAGAACTCGAGCTAAGAACGTGGAGAGTATTCCGTCCGCTTATGCGGGCCCTAACACGTATGCGATAGGAGGGAAGCTCAGATGTCCCGCATTTCCGCTAATGGAGCATCAGTATCATACCACCAGCGACTACTAGGCATCACGTCTAGCGAAGAGGTTGGTGATTCCGTGACAGTAGGACAGGGGGTACAGGCCCAGCCCTACGAGACCGGACTTATTACCGGAGGTGTCCTGACCGTCAACGGCTCGGATGACTCCACTTTCGACATCAGCGCGGGTACCGCGCGTATCGTCGACAACTACACAGACCCCACGAACCCCGTGGTGACCGAGCTATCGTGGCCTGCACAGGCTGGGGTAGCTGCTACGTACATCGCGACCACTCAGGTATCGCGTGTCTGCATTGATCCTAACGGTGACATCCTCCAGATTGACCGTCAGTTTACTGACGAGGACTATCGGGACTGCATCGTGCTTGGTGCGCTGGTTCACGCCAACTTCACCAACATCACTGCGACCAACATGACCCCCTTTGTCCCTATTGGGCAGTTTGAGCTGTTCCAGTTCATCCGCATGTTCGGTGGTCAGAACCGTCAGGGTAACGAGTTTCTCGCTAACGGGGCGAACCTGCAGCTGGACAAGGCGTCTGGTAATCACTGGATTCTCGGTGGCGAGTACGACGACACCCCAGCAGGGCACAAGAACCCCAACAACGGTTCTGACATCCTCCAGTCACCAGTTCCCGTATTCTTCGAGACATACGACTCCGGAGATGGTGAGTCGCTGGTGGCGGACATCCGCACAGGACCTGCTACGCTACGCGCTAATGCATACGACGACGGTACAGGCACACTGAACACGGGCAGTATGACAGGTAACCAGTCCTCTCTGCGCTACGTGTACTACTTCCCCAGCACAGGCCTTATGGCCGTACGTATGGGTACTACAGTGTACTCCTCGCTAGCTGCGGCTATCGCAGGAGCTGTGGACACCAAGCCTTTCGTCACAGCTGACTACACCGCAGCGGGGTACCTCCGTACGATCATCGCGATCCGCAGAGACTGCACCGACCTGACGGATACTGCTACGGCAGACTTCATTCAGATTGACGACGTGCGCACTACTCCCTACGAGTAGTCCTATCCCACCACCCGAGGAGAGATACATGCAGTTTCGAGTGACCCTCCATCCGGGTCAGGCAGCCCTATATAACTCGCCCGCACGCTTCAAGGTGTGCGCCGCGGGTCGACGCTTCGGTAAGTCCCACTTCGCCGCCATCAAGCTGGCCGAAGAGGCGATGAAGACGGAGAATGAGAAGGGCTACAAGCTCACAACAGAGCACGGTGTCTACTACGTAGCCCCCACGTTTGATCAGGCTAAGCGAATCATGTGGCCCAAGCTGCAGGAGATTCTAGGCTTCGAGAAGACTGGGGGACTTATTCGACGTGAGAACGTCAACGACGGTTGGATCGAGCTAGTATCCGGTCGCCGCATTTACATTAAGGGGGCTGACAACGAGCACTCCCTCCGTGGTATTGGTCTGTCCTACGTGGTACTGGACGAGTACGCGGATATGAAGGGCAACGTATGGGACGAGATCATCGACCCAGCCCTGATGGACGTAGAGGGCGGAGCCCTTTTCATCGGTACGCCGAAAGGTAAGAACCACTTCTACAAACTGTTCATGGGAGCACTGGAGCAGGCTAAGGGATTTGAGGACTGGGAGGCTTTCCACTTCAAGTCACTGGATAACCCGTTCATCAACAGGAAAGAGCTGGACCGTATGATGAACAGCTCCAACAGACCTATCGAGATTGTGAAGCAGGAGATCGAGGCCAGCTTCATGTCAGGTGGCGGTAAGGTACTCAAGCCTGAGTGGTTTGAGATTGTCGACCGCATGCCTATGGGGGGTGAGAGCAGCTACGGCGGTAACACTGTAGTGCACCACGACCCCTTCGAGTTCGGAGCTTCCGGACACTTCTACGTAACAGTCGACCTAGCTGGCTTCGCCAAGCATGAGCGCAAGGTAGCCAAGCTCGATGAGACAGTTATCTGCGTCACCTACGTCACAGAGGACGCGTGGCACGTAGTCGACATGCAGCACGGCCAGTGGGACACCCGCGAGGTTGCGCTACGCATCGTACGCACTACAAGCCAGTATCCGGGATGCCGTCTAGGTGTCGAGAAGGGTGCCCTATTCAACGCCATCGGTCCTTACCTAGAGGACGAGATGCGCAGACTCAACCGCTACATCACGGCGGAGCCACTTGCTCACGGTGGAGCGAAGAAGATCGACCGTATCACTCACGCCCTGCAGGGTAGAGCCGAGCGCGGACGCATCAAGCTCCTCTCTGAGGAAAGCCGAGCCTCTAAGTCTCGCGAGCCGTGGATCGAGCACTTCGTGGATCAGGCAGCAGACTTCCCTGACCCGCTAGCCCATGATGACCTGCTGGACGCACTGGCCTACACGGACCAGATGGCCACAGTAAACTACGCACACGATTACCAGATCGACGAGTGGGAGCCCCTCGACCTCGACTCTGGCTACTAAGGATAACCTATGACCGCTAACGTACCTACAGCAGGTAACGCTATTCTGGTGGACTCACCAGACGCACAGCACAAGCAGGGACCGCAGAAAGGTACTGAGCTGGCCGGATGGCTGGTTACACGCGCTCGTAACTGGGAGTCATTCCGTGACCGCGGGTACCGCCGTCGCTGGGGTGAGTACTGGAGAATGTGGCGTGGTATGTGGAACTCCGAGGACCGTAACCGCGGCTCTGAGCGTTCCCGCCTTATCGCCCCAGCTCTAGCACAAGCTATCGAGATGACTGTCTCGGAGATCGAGGAGGGCCTATTCAGCAAGGAGGTCTGGTTCGATACTCCCGATGACATTCTGGACGAGGACAAGAAGGACGCAGCCAAGGCTCGAGACTTCCTGCTGGAGGACTTCGAACTGGCTAACGCCAAGGACAACCTGTCCGAGGCTGTACTGGTAGGAGCCATCTACGGTACGGGCATCATCAAGATGAACACTGACGTGGTACCAAACCGCGTACCAGTGCGCAACCCAGAGACCAACCGCCTAGAGCTCGACGAGTCTGAGCGTGTGCTGGTGACGATGGAGAGCATCCGTCCCGACGAGTTCATCCCTGACCCAGCTGGTCGCACGATTGCAGAGATGCAGGGCTGCTTCCATAAGGTGCAGAAGCCCCTTCACTCTGTTCTGCAGAAGATCGCGGCAGGCATCTACAACGAGTCAGCTCTGGCCACTATCGGTCACACGTCTGTTCCTACCTCGAACGAGGGGAATCAGGCGGACTCAGACGACCCACAGACATACATCAGCGGAGCTGAGGCGGAGACTTGCGAGGTACTGGAGTACCACGGAGCTGTCCCCCTACGCCTGCTAGACGACGCAGTAAGCACAGGCACACCTCTGGACGAGATGCTGAAGGAGATTGACCCGGACAAGAGTCAGGACCCGATCAGCAGTCAGGAAGAGATGGTTGAGGCTATCGTAACGATTGCTAACGGTAACACCATCCTGCGTGCAATGGCCAACCCCTTCGTCATGAAGGATCGTAGTGTCATCGCCTATCAGTTCGAGAAGGTTCCCGGAAGGTTCTGGGGACGTGGTGTAGCCGAGAAGGGATACAACCCACAGAAGGCCCTTGACGCCGAGCTGCGCTCACGCATTGACGCCCTAGGCTTCATCAGCTCACCGATGATCGGTATTGACTCCGGCCGCGTACCGCGTGGCTTCAAGATGGAAGTTAAGCCCGGTAAGGTGTGGATGACGCAGGGACCACCCCGCGAAGTGATCACTCCGGTTGAGATCGGTAACCTGCAGCAGGCTACCTTCAATCAGGCTGATACGATGGAGCGCATGGTCCAGATGGGTACAGGCGCGTTCGACACGGCTTCCGCCCTACAGGGTGGTAACGGTCAGACGCAGTCCGGATCACAGACATCGCTCATGATGGGCGCGTTCGTTAAGCGTTCTAAGCGGTCAATCCGCAACGTCAACGACAACCTGATCACGCCAGTTGTCCAGAAGGCAATGTGGCGCTACATGCAGTTCGACCCTAACCGCTACCCACAGGACTACAAGTTCTGCGTCAAGCCTACGCTTGGCATCGTAGCTCGCGAGGTCGAGGCTATGCAGCTCACACAGCTGATGGGCATGCTTCCTGACCAGTATCCTCAGGTCAACCTGACGGTAGCCAAGGGTATCATCGAGCTGAGCTCGGTGCATAACAAGGCAGAGGTCATGGCTTCCTTCGAGGAGGCACTGAAGCCGCCGTCACCCGAGCAGCAGCAGAAGCAGCAGGAGATGGCTGCGCTGGAGTTCGAGGCTGCTAAGGCCGAGGCTGAGTCGGTACTGCTCGAGAACCAGAAGATCATGGCTGAGACTCGTAAGATTCTCGCTGACGCTATGGTCGCGGATCGCAGAGCGGACACCGAAGAGGTCCGGGTTGTGCAGGAGCAGGAGCGCATTAGCATTCAGCAGGCCGAGCTTGCCACTCTCCGGGAGCAGAACCAGATCGCCATGAAGCGACTGGAGCTACAGGAGAAGCAGGTAGAGGCTAAGCTACGCGAGATGGGCAGCAATAAAACATCCGAGTAATCCGTAATCTTGGGAGAGAGTTATGGACAATCAGCACAGAGAAATCACGGGCTACCGTGAGCTATCTCAGTCAGACATCGACATCATGAACACCATCAAGCACAGGGAGAAGCAGGTACTTGCCCTTCTCGACAGTGTGGAGGGTAAGGACCCGCGCTGGGCTGCTATTGCCCGCACGGACCTTGAAAAAGGCTTTATGGCCGCGGTGCGCAGCATCGCTAAGCCGGGGAGCTAATCATGGACGAGCAAGACCTACTACACCTGAGCGCGGCTCAGCAGCAGCAGTATGCTATTTTCGAGGAGCTATTCGCCACCGAAGGGTGGAAGCAGTTCTCCGAGTACGTAGCACAGCGATCAGAACTCGCTGAACAGGCTCTGCTGCACGCAGCGACATGGGAAGAGCACCGCATCTCTACGGGTGCGAGAGTTGCCTACGGTGAGGTGCTACAGTTTCAGGCAGGACTAGCCGCGGAATTCGCCACTAAGGCGGAGGAGCAGCGCGAGACTGCCACAATAGAAGAGCTTGAAGACGACACGGGGTATCAAAGCTAATGCCCCTATACGACTTCAGGTGTACCACCTGCGGCACCGCGTTCACTCGACTGGTCAAAATGGGCACCACGACCCACGACTGTGTTGAGTGCGACGGTAATGCTAAGCAGGTACTCCTTGAGCCGCCGAAGATCGACTGGGGAGCTATGGGCGCACAGAAGAACGTGAGCCCGGAGTTCATCGACCGATTTGAACGCACGCACAAGGCACAAGCGATAAAGGAAAAGAAGCTGCAAGACAGCGACTAATCCTCCGCTATCATCCAACAACCTAAATCCCTAGCGGGACGGTATAAAGGAAACATTATGGGTAATGAGAGAGTAGCCGACGCCACTCCAGCGTCAGTAGACACACTAGTAGCAGACCTTACTGAGGCAGTAACAGCCCCAGCCGAGACACCTTCCGACACCCCAGCCTCCACACCGGAGACCTCAGACCAGCCAGACTGGATCGAGGACAAGTTCTGGACCGGAGATGTCGCAGAGTCAGCAGCGAAGCAGCATGACGCATACGTGAGCCTGCAGAGCTCGTACGGCCGCATGGCCAACGATCTGGGCACACAGCGTAAGCTGACAGACCGTCTACTGGACCTGAAGCGTGAGGACGACCTCACTCAGAACACACCAGCGCAGACACCTGAGATTGACGGTGTCAAACTTCTCGATAATCCAAACGAGACTCTTGACGCATACGTGTCCCCGAAGATTGCTGAGAGCAACAAGGAGATTAACGAGCGTCTTGCTAAAATGGAAGCAGAGATCGCACAGGACAACTTCGTGAAGAAGCATCCTGAGGCTGGTACGATGGGCAATGACCCCGACTTTGTCAAGTGGGTTAACGGCTCTCCGTACAGAGCTTCACTGGGTAATGCAGCTTCACAGGGAGACTTCCTAGCTGCTGACGAGCTCCTTACAGAGTGGAAGGATCGCCTTGCGGCTGTCACTCCTGCTGCTAAGGAAGACGCAGAGGAGGGTGAGGACCCTAATCTGGCTGCAGCTCGCGCAGCATCACTGGAGTCGAACTCTGGCGGTAAAACTGCTTCCGGCAAAGTGTACGAGCGCAACGCTCTCATCAAGCTGAAACTTGAAAAGCCTCATGTTTACGAGGACCCGAAGTTTCAGGCGGAGATCATGCGGGCCTACGCTGAAGGGCGCGTTAAGTAACAACCCCTATAACATTTCCCCACAACACCACCACTAGGATAACATTACGTTATGGCTTTTGAAAACACAAACGCTATTGTCGCTAATGCTGCCGTGGACGCAGCCTTCATCCCCGAGCTATGGTCGGATGAGGTTGTTGCTTCGTACAAGAAGAACCTCGTGTTCGCTAACCTTGTTCGCAAGCTGAACCACGTAGGCAAGAAGGGCGACACCATCTACATCCCTCAGCCGTCTCGCGGAACTGCTACACGTCGTGCTGACGTTACAGCCGCTTACACTGTTGCGCCTATCGCGTACGCTGATGACACGCGCATCACTGTGCCGATTGACCGTCACACTGAGTACAGCCGTCTGTTCGATGATTTCGCGCAGGTACAGGCTCTCGAGTCTCTACGTCGCTTCTTCGTTGACGACGCTGGTTACGCCATCTCTCAGGCTATCGACACAGACCTGATCAACGAGCAGCTTGCTGTTGCGTGGTCGGTACTGGCGTTCGAGGCTGGAGTGTCTGGCCAGATTGAGGCCAGTGGTTCGACTTACACTGCCAACAGTGCTATCGACGGCGGCGGTGCTGACATCGCTGCAATCACAACTGCCTACGAGGCTGTCAACGACGCTGGTGTCCGTGCTGCGGTACGTATTCTTGACGTTCAGGACGTGCCTATGGCCAACCGCGTATGGGCTGTTCGTCCCGAGGTTAAAGAGGACCTGATCGGTCTTCCTCGCTTCACTGAGCAGGCTTTCGTTGGTGAGGTTGCTGGTAGCAACACGATCCGTAACGGCCTTATCGGTGACGTTTACGGCGTTGAGGTCTACGTGACCAACCAGCTTCCGACTGTTGAGTCTTCAGCAGACGACGGCAGCACAGCTGGACAGGTATCTCTGTTCTTCCATCAGGATGCTGAGGTTCTTGTCGAGCAGATGGGCGTTCGCACCCAGCGTCAGTACAAGCAGGAGTTCCTTGCGGACCTTCTGACTACTGACACTATCTACGGTGTTAAGAACATCCGTGCCGACAGCATCGTTCCGATCATCTCGGGCGAGACTGTAAGCTAGTCAGCTTAGGTGTTCCCGGCCCTTCCCTTTCGAGGGGCTGGGACTCCTTCTCATAGTACCTTTACCCCAGCAGGGTATTTTGATAAGGAGTTACCATGCCACAGGACAGACGTTACGCACGAATTAAGCACGAGCATGTCGCTGAGGAGATCACAGACCTAGACGACGCTCTTGACGAGCGACTGACCGACACAGACGCTGCATTCTCAATTTCCAACGCTGTCGACAGCAGAGGCTACGATGCCGACGCGACGACGGTAGCGGAGCTAGCAGACACTCTGGCCACGGTAATCGTGGAGCTACAAAACCGCAACATCCTAAACTAATTCTAACAGTCAGCTAGAGGACACCACTGATGGCAGTGACCTACCGGGACATGATTAACCGCGTACTCAGAGTGCTCTCTGAGGACGAGATCGCTGGCTCCACTACGGAGCTAACCGAGCAGTACGTAAAGCTGATTGGTACTTTCGTTAACCACATCAAGGAAGAGGTGGAGGACGCTACCAACTGGCGTGTTCTGCGTCAGTTCGTCACGGTTACCCTGCCTGCAGGAGAGACCTCTGTGGCCCTAACGGGCACGAACAACCGCTCACGTCTGTACCGCGAGTACGACGAGCTGAGTGGTATCCAGCGTCCGGTCATCGTCGACACTACGACAGAGGATCAGGAGCTGAACCTTCGCGAGATCGACACCGCTAGGCTTCTGTACAAGGAGCTAATCAGCCCTGTGTCAAACGTCCCCAATGCCTACGAGTTTGCTATCGACGACAGCTCCGCTGACGACGAGCTGCTACTGCGCGTGTATCCCGCAGCCAACAATGACAGAGAGATCACTCTGGTCATGATCATTCCACAGGACCGCCTGTCCGACACGGACCTCGACACTGCGATCAAGGTTCCAGCACTACCTATCGAGATGGGTACCATCTGGTACGCTCTGGAGGAGCGTGGTGAGGAGCTGGGTGTTAACGGTGTATTCACTGAGCAGCGTTTCCGTACAGCTCTCGACTCCGCTATTGGTAAGGACGAGGCTGCGCAGGGTGGCTTCCAGCTGGTGCCAGTGTAATGAGTCGCCAGCTTGAGCCCATCAACCTTGTGGCTCCGGGCTTCCGTGGACTGAACCTCTCGCAGGAGGCTTCCATTCTTAGCGGACAGTTCGCCACAAAGGCACAGAACTGCGTAATCGACACAGCAGGTCGCCTAGCTGCCCGCGCCGGGTACGGCGTGATCACGACTACAGAGGTGACCAGCACTCCCGACATCCTGACTCTTCACGAGTACAGCGACTACTCAGGCAACCTCGAGACTATCGTTGCGTGGGATGGCGGTATCGGAAACGATATACTGGACCCAGAGGGGAATGACATCTCCGGAGCGGTTACCGACGCAGACGGTACGTGGTGGTTCCAGAACTTCCACGACAACTGCCTAGGATTTCAGGATGGACAGAAGCCTATCGTTTACACCGGAATTGGTACTTTCGCGACAGTTACCGAGAACTCTGGGACGGCTCCCACTTCTCACCGAGGAATCGGACTTGCGGCTTTCGGACGCATCTGGGCAGTGGATAGTGATTCTCAGACAATCAAGTACTCAGCGCTCCTTGACGAGACTCGTTGGGCTACAGCTGACGGTGGCGGAAGCATCGACATGTCCTCCGTTTGGACAGACGGAACTGACCGCATTGTGGCCCTCGCTGCCTACAATGGGCAGCTGCTAGTATTCGGCAACAAGCACATCATCTTTTACTACGATGGCGCAGGTAGCGCTCTGGGTCTCGACCCGGAGAACATCTACGTCAACGACACGGTTACTGGTACTGGCTGCGTATCGCAGCACACAGTCCAGCCCATCGGTGAGACTGACCTGCTGTTCCTTAGCCCCAACGGAGTGCAGAGCGTATCCCGCCTACTGAACTCTGGGTCATCGAACCCGGTACGATCACGCACGAAGTACGTGCGCAACACACTCCTAGCAGACCTGACCATGCTGTCAGACAAGGACTCGCTGCGCTCAACGTACTCCCCGCTGTTCGGCTTCTACCTGCTAACCTTTCCGGGTAGCCGTACATGGTGCATCGACCAGCGCTTCCCGTTTCAGGACGAGGAAGGTGACGTACTCAACATCATCACGGAGTGGACACTAGCTCCTACAGCTTGGCTATCCGATGAGGATCACGATGTGTACCTCGGGGTTCCGGGCAACGTTGCGCAGTACGCACTGGGCTACGACGATGACGACGGCAGTTCTTACCGCTTCATCTACCAGTCACCTTGGATCGAGCTAGGCGAGCAGCTGGCAGACAGAGAGAAGATTCTTAAGCGCATTGGAGCCATCCTTTACGCCACCAACAACGCCACTATCTCCTTCAAGTGGAGTACAGACTTCCGCGACACCTTCCGCTCTCTGCAGCGTACTGTTGAGGCTGACACGGACGCGGAGTACGGTGAGGCGGAGTTCGGTATCGACGAGTTCGGCGGTACACTGGCTCTGAGAATCATCAAGGTACCAGCAAGAGACACGGGGCAGTACTACCGCCTCGCAGTCGAGGCTGACATCACTGGCCAGTTCGCTGTGCAGCAGCTGGAACTATTCACTAAGATCGGACGAATCGCATAATGAGCAACTACTCACCTTCCACAGACTTCGCTGCGAAGGACGGCCTAGTATCAGGTAATCCGGACAAGAAGGTTCAGGGTACCGAGTTCCAGACGGAGTTCGATAACCTTGAGACACACATCGGCACCAAGCACGACGAGGACACTTTCGCCACGGGCGGACAGGCGCAGGCGGGCATCAGTGTAACCACTGTTATGTCCCCCTACCTCACATCATTCTGGGGGCAGTCTAACGCAGGCATCGTAGACCAGCTACGTCTCCTTACTGATCCCGGTCAGGACGCTGTCCTGATGTGGGACGACTCCGCATCGGAGGCTGACGCATTCACCCTAGCCGCTCCGCTACAGACGAGTGGCACAGAGCTGCAGATCGCAGGAGCTACGACCAGCAACACGGGTGTGGTGGAGATCGCCACTCCGGGTGAGGTTGAGAACGGTAGCAGCGCCACGAAGGCGGCGTCTCCGTACGCTCTTGCTAACGCTGAGAACATCCCGAAGCACACCGTGGTCATCCGTACAGGGTCGACCAACATCTCCGGCGATGATACCCCCAACAGTGACGCCTTCCTGACAATCACAGGACTTGACGACACGAAGAAGTACTCCCTAGAGGTTGTGCTGGTGCACAGTCAGGGTGGTACTGGGCCGAACGGGCTTAGCTTTGACTTCGTCATGGATGCGCTGAGCGGGTACTACACTACGCAGACGCGTAACGGATCGAACACGTACTCCCAGAGTACTCTCCCCGGAGTGCTTGACAGCAACGCTGGCAGCCTGACTCTCGAGCCTATGCGCATCGAGGGTATCGTATGGGATACAACAGAGGTCACTTTCCAGTGGGCTCAGAACACGTCGAGCGGCACTACTTCGGCTATCCACGCCGGGTCGTTCATGAGACTCGTAGAACTCGGATAATAACAATGTACAGAGGACTCTCAGTGCGACAGGAACAACTAGCAGCGGAAGCTGCAGCATCGGCTTCTGCGGGGCTCGCCGCCGCTACATGGATTGCAGACCTCAATGCTGTGCTTCAGCTCGGAGCTACCTGCGTAGCTATCGTCGCTGGTATCGGCGCATCATGGTGGCATATTGAAAAGGCACTGGCCGCGAGGAAGGCACGCCTAGACGAGGAATAGGACATGAGCAAGTGGAGAGAACTTGTCCCATCCGTACCGAAGAAGACCATCAACACCCCCCTAGCGGGTCAGCTAACAATACAGGAGAAGCTCGGGCTACGCGATACCATCTGCCAGATTGAGGCAGGCATGGAGGAGCACGGCAACGAGGCAGACGAGATGCCCCCGGTGCACCACACTTGGGGTGGCATGTTTGTTCGAGAGCTGGTCATGCCAGCAGGCACTGTGATCGTTAGCAAGATTCACGCAGTGGATCACCTGACCTTCGCACTGGAGGGGGTAGCAGAGGTTGTAGACGAGTTCGGAGGGGCGACAGTCATTACAGCCCCAGCCATGATTAAGACTCCGGCTGGGATGAAGCGGATGCTGCGTATTGTCGAGGACTCTCGATGGATGACGGTACACGCTACGGACAAAGAAACTTATGAGGAAGTGGTTGACGACGTGATTCGTCCGACCTTCCTCCCACTACTTGAACACGACGGAGATTAACCCTATGGTATGGGCAGCAACAGCAATCGGCGCAGGTACAGCCCTGTACGGAGCGTACCAGCAGAACAAGGCCAGCGACGCAGCCATTGCGGCAGCGGGCGGTGTGTCCGAGCTTCCGCGCTTTGGCCTGCAGACACCGGGAGGTGGACTGGCTGGCTTCACTACGCCTGACGCCCTACTGACTGGACAGCTTCAGCAGCCCCAGTTCAGCTTCGCGGACCTAGCGACCTCCGGTCTGTCTAATACATCGGGGTCTACGCCTCGGTACACGCCTAGCGGCTCGCGTACTGTACAGCCTCTCGGCGCTACGGCCTCCTCGGCCTCGCAGGACCCTGCTCTGATGGAGCAGTACCAGCGTATTCTGCAGCTACCCGACGACGGTATGGGGGGCGCGATCAAGCGCTCTCTGATGAGTCAGTTCACTCAGAGCAACCCCGACTTTGGTATCTCTCCTACTGAGGGTCCCACTGGTGGTGTCGCTGACGCGTTCCTACAGTCAGGTATCGGTGGTATCGGTAACGAGGGGATGTTCTTCACGGACAACGCTCAGGGTCCTTCACTGATCCAGACGGGTCTGGGTGACAGAGAGCCAGCTCGCGCTGCGCTTGTCGACCTAGCCAATCAGGGACTGGGACGTGCTGGCCTACAGCAGGGTCTCCCCGGAAACGTGCAGAATGCAGCTCGTGGGCTGACCTCGGCTCATCGCTCACAGCAGGAGGGACTGGACCTGCAGCAGATGCTGACGGGTAACGCCCTATCAGGTAACAACGCCCTATTCCAGAGCCGTCTAGCAGAGGGCTTCCAGACAGGAGAGCAGGCCCGTGACGCGGCCCTTGAGAACTTCCGCGCTCAGGCGCTACCATCGCAGCAGCGAGCGGTCAACAGCACACTTACCAACCTATTCGGCACTGGCCGTCTTGGTACTACTGGCGGCTCTAACGTCGTCGGTCGACTTGCCGAGGCCCAGAATCAGCAGGACCTACAGTTCCAGCAGGCCGCACAGGCAGAAGGTCGAGCCGCACAGACAACCTCTGACCAGCTACTACAGAGCGCCTTCGGCCGCTTTGGCCAGACTCAGCAGCTTGCTTCCGACCTAGGACAGCGTCAGTTCTCCGGAGCTACCAACTTCCTCGGAGCTCAGCAGGGACTCGCAGGGTTCACTAACCAGCTGCGTCAGCAGGACCTTCAGCTGGCCCTTCAGGCCCTACAGGGTGAGGGTGCTCTACAGAGTCAGTCTCTGGATAACTTCGGTGCAGTACTGGCTGCGGGACAGGCTGAGGCTAACGCTCAGGTCGGTGCTGGCAGCAACATTGCCCAGATCGCCAGCAACCCGAACTTCGGAGCTAGCCCGTTCACAGGACTGGGTACGGCTATCACGAACAACGCACAGCAGATCGGTGGCACGCTCAAGGACATCTTCTCTCCTAAGCCCAGCCCATCTATCGTAGTTTAAGGAGAGCCTGATGGCTGACTTCGCAGGATTCAACATTGAGACACCGCAGGAGGTGCTGCAGCGACTGAACGAGCAGCGTAAGCCTCTACTGCTATCCAATGACGTTAACACGCGCAACTTCGCCCTGTTCGATGCCGTACTCCAGAACGCCTTCGGTAACCCTGAGGTGGAGAAGGCTGAGCAGCGTGAGGAGGCGGCTAAGGCTGCGTTCTCGTCCATTCAGCAGAAGGAGGGGGAGGACGACCTCGCCTTCCGTCAGCGTCAGACGCAGGTCTTCTTCGACCGCGTTAAGAACGTCGACCCAGCACTTGCGGCGCAGGCCAGCGAGCAGCTGACCGCTATCCAGAACGAGCGCATTGAGCGTAACCTGCTCAAGTCTCGAGAGGCACGAGCAGAGAAGGACTTCGCCATCCGAGAGGAGCAGCATGAGGTCAACCAGCGCTCCAGTGAGCGCAAGCAGGCCCTAGGGGACATCCAGTACGCAGTAAACCGTGAGACTGGTGAGGTCGAGGCTTACAACCTGTCCGACGCTACCTCCAAGGCGGAGTGGATGCGAGCAGCCCGTGACCCAGTGAACCAGATGTACACTCGAGATGAGATGGTGGCACTGGATCGTAAGAAGGCGGGAGCATCCGAGTGGAAGCTGTTCAACAACTCATCCTTCCAGAATCAGCGTGACATCGTTAGCGCCAAGACTGACGCGACGAACCGCATGGAGCGCATGCTGGAGATTCTCGACACTGACCTTAACGCCCGTACCGGCGTAGCCAAGGCTCAGGGGATGATCAACAGCTTTGCCGTGGAGTTTGGTGCTGTCAACGACAAGCTCGAGGACATGGAGATGGGACGCTACGACGCGGAGCTGCAGAAGGTTAACAAGTTCGGCGGCATCTCTGAGGCTGCGCGTAACCGCGGCGTTACTGACGCGCTCGTACTTGACCTCGCCTACACTATGGCCAGAGCTAAGGACCCCGGTGGTCGACTGTCTGATAAGGATGTCGAGGCTGCCCTCAAGATGCTGGGTGGTGATCAGGTTGATCCTGCGATCCTAGCCCGCACATTCCTCGAGCAGAATCAGGCCAGCGTAGCTGAGCAGCTAGCGTCCTTTGCTCCGCTCACCGACGAGGAGGCTTTCCGTAACTCCACTCAGGGTAGAATCCTGATGGATGAGCACGAGCGCCTAAGTGGGTCCAACGACAAACTGATCAACAGAGCAGCACAGTTCCTGCCTCAGGCTGAGGTGGACAACATCGTATTCGACATCCCGATGCCGGGACGAGCTGTACCTGCACAGGTAGTGGCTCCGGATATGCGTGAGCCTGCCCCAACAACTGCGCCAGCACAGGCCGCACCGCCTGCTGGTAACTTCACACTTCGAGGCCTATAATGCCAACCTATCGCGTAACAGTTAATGGCGTGCCCTTCACCGTAGACGGGGATGGTACGCAGGAGGACGCAGCAGCGTACCTACGTACGGCTGTTGCCGCCGACCCTACCCTAGTCGACCGCCGCACGAAGCAGCTGGGCCTGACCGAGGATGACATCCTTGCGATTGCGCAGCAGAACGGTGAGCGTATGAACGACGGGCAGCCCTTCATGGACGAGCTTGGTGGAGCTGAGAAGTTCTTCGTGGGAGCTGGGCGCAGTGCGTCTGAGCTCATCACGGGAGCTAAGCAGCTGTTCTCCGATCAGGAGACCTCTGACGAGCTAGCCCGTATGGACTCCCGAGACAAGGCCCTCTTCGATAAGCTGGACAATCAGGGTATCGGAATGGAGGACCTAGGGCAGCTTATGCCTGACGTAGCCGCATTCATCGGCTCAGGTGGGTCGTCTGCCGGATGGCAGCTGGCCTCTCTAGGAGCCCGTGGAGCCGCTCTAGGAGCCGCACGCCCCGTAGGGGTAGGTGAGGG